CATCTGAGAAACCAGCACCATTGCCATTTAAATCTTGTCGTAGTTGCGTGCATTCAACTGCTGAGTTAGATGGTGATGGTCGCTGGTCTTGTTCCTTTCATAAGAAAGATATAGAGGACACCAGCAAACCTTGTGATAAGCACTTACTTAATCCACACTTACTTGGTGAGTGGGCTACTACTGTAGATTCAGATGGGGAGTCAATAACCTACGAGGCTGGCGATATTACCTTTACCCAAGGCAGTAAAGACGACCAGTACAAGACTGAGGACTTAATGCACTTGCCAAAGGAGATGATAGGTAAAAACCCTATGAAAGAATTAAAAGAAACTTTAGGCTTGCAAGTAACTGGCACACGCCAGATAACAGAAGCTGACGAACTAAATATTAACCAAAATAACTAAATTAAAATATGGCTATAAACCTAAAGAGTATCTCAAAAGGTACACAAAATAAAGCACCTAGAATGATTATACTAGGCGTTGAAAAAATTGGAAAGAGTACATTCGCTTGTGGTAGTAATAACCCAATCGTTTTACCAATTAAGCAAGAGGAGGGCGTAGATGCTCTGGACTGTGCTAAGTTTCCAACCCTTAACAGCTTTGATGAAGTAAAAGAAGCGTTAGGGACATTAATAAAAGAAGACCACGATTTTAAGACTGTGGTACTTGATTCTGCATCAGCGTTAGAACCCTTGGTTTATGACGATGTTTGTAAAAAAGAAAATGCTACCAGCATTGAAAAAGTAGGTGGTGGTTATGGCAAAGGATATACAGAGGCTTTATCCAGATGGCGTGAGCTAATGGATATGTTAGATGTACTGCGTAACCAAAAAAGTATGGCTAGTATTCTTATTGGTCATATTAAAATAAAGATATATACTGACCCACTTACTGAGTCATACGATAAGTATATTTTTGATATTAATGACAAGGCATCTAATGCTTTATTTAGGTGGGCTGACTTTGTCGGTTTCGCCAACACCAAGACACTCGTGAAAAAAGAGGGTGCTGGTTTTAATGAAAAGTCACGAGCCATTGATACTGGCAGAGGACAGAGATTTTTATTCACTCAGAAAAGCCCAGCTTATCCAGCTGGTGGCAGAGGTGCATTTGGTAACTTACCTAGTGAGATACCTTTGGACTGGAACGCCTTAATGAGTGCTTTAAAAGAAGCTAAATAATAACAAACTATAACCAATAATAAATTAAAATTATGTCAATATTCGGAGAAAATGGCTTTGATGCCAACAGCGTAGAAGTAGAAAAGAAAACTTATGGAACATTACCCAAAGGTGAGTACGATGTAAACATAACCAATAGCACAGTTAAAGCTACTCGTGCTGGAGATGGTGAATACTTGTCAGTAGAGTTTACTCTTTCTGGTGAGTACGAGGGTCGCAAAGTGTGGCAGAACTATAACCTTAGAAACAAAAATGAAAAGACAGTAGAGATTGCAAAGCAACAGCTGAAAAGTTTATGCGATGCTATTGGCTTATCTAACTTGCACTCTGAGGACGACTTACTCAACCACGAGTTGCGTGTATATGTCATTGAAAAAGATGAGCGTAACGAGGTCAGAGGCTATAAGGAAATAGTAAACGCTAAGCCAACTAAAACTGCTGAATCTAGTAGTGACTCTGGTAGCGTGGACGCACCTTGGTAAATCTTACAGCACCCTTAGTTAGCTAGGGGTGCTTTTTTTAAACAGCTATAACAACTAAAACAAACTAAAACAAAAATAACCCAATTATTATATGAACGCTATAACAAGCACACAGAGTAATGGAGATAACAGCTCTATTAATTACCTTACAGATAAACTAGAAAAATCTTTATCTTTTGAACACTTTGCTAAGAAGTGCAGACAAGCAAATAAGAAACTAGCAGATGCTGGATTGATTGAAACTAAGCCAATGACTAGAGCTACTGAGTTTGAGTCAGACGAGGATTTTATAACTAGCACCAACGCTTATATGAAGCATACAAAATGCTCAGTTAGATTAGCGTGCCAACACTTTGGCTACAATCGTGACGACTACTACAACGCAAAAAGGAGACTAAAACTATGAGCGTACAAGATAGACAGCACACAGAACTAAAAGAGGCTGAGTTTGAGATAAATAATAAAACTTATTCTGACTCAGATATTTATATAGTAAACTGCTCTGGCGATGTAGTAAAACTAGATGCTAGTTTTGACCACGCATTTGGTACACACGCTTGCTCTGAGTACGATGTAGAAAATTTGGAGTTTAATCTAATCACTATTTTAAGTGACGATGTAATAGACAAGACTGTACCCTTTAACAGCTTACCTAAAATGATACAAGGCGAGCTAGAACTAAAAGCCATTAATGCTCTGATAGAGCAAGCTGACATCTAAGCCCATATTACCGATGAGTAAAATAACCCTAAAGCAACAGCAAGTATTAACAGCTTACTTGAAGAATGGCAACAAGTCAGAAACAGCTAGGCAACTTGGTATGGCTCGTGAAAATGTACGAGACATTATAAAGAAGCTAGAAGCTCGTGGCTTAGTACCTTACCTTACACCAGCACCTTTACCAGACCACTACGCAGTACAAAAGCGTAGCGTTAGATATAACGAGCAAGGCGAGGCTATTGGTGAAAGTAGAATACTGATTCCTAAACAGAACCAGATGGAGGACTTTGTTAGTGGCTTATGCGATGCTGTTAGAGCTAAGGGTAGAATTAAAACTAAAGCCCCAAGCAAGACCCAAAATAGCGTACTGGGTGAGATAAGTATATACGATGCTCATATTAGAATGTACGCAGAAAAGGCTGAGACTAACGATACTGACTATAACTGCGATATAGCAGTAAAGCGTATGGTGGAATCAGCTGAGGGTTTAGCTAGTCGCTTTAACAAGCCAGAGCGTATGATAGTAACTTTCGGTGGCGATATTCTACATACTGATACCAGAAGTAATACCACAGAAAAAAGTGGTAATGTATTAGATGTAGATACTCGCTTTCATCGTGGTATTGATTACGCTATTAAGGCTTGTTACGATGTAGTGCAGATTGCTTCAAAATTAGCCCCTAAGGTCGATATAGTTGTAGTCGAGGGTAACCACGACTGGCACAGCTGTGTATGGCTTTCTAGGGTCTTAGAAGCGTTTTATGAGGGTTCGCCAAATGTTAATGTACTACGCCAACCTAGTTGCAGAAAGTATATAACTTATGGCAACAATCTATTGGTCTGGACTCACGGAGATGGGGTCAGAATGAATCAATGGCAAGCCATCATAAGCACAGAGTTTGCTAAGCAATGGGGTACAACCAAATTTAGACATCTAAAGATGGGGCATATTCATCACAAAAAGAAAAACCAGCCTATGCGTATAGTTTCTGAGACAGCCAATGGCTGGGAAGAACAGCGTGGGTTGTTAGTAGAGTATTTACCAGCTTTATGCTCTACTGATGCTTGGCACTCTGGTGCTGGGTTTATTGGCTCAATGAAAGGTGCAAGTGGATTTGAGTACGATAAGAAAGCTGGATTAATCACAAGATATTATCAACACATAACTAATTAAACATAAATGCTAAAAGAAGATTTTAAAGATGAAGATGCAATGCGTATGCACGCACAAGGACTATACGAAAAGGTACGCCAAGCTCGTAGGCTAGTATTAAAAATAGATACTAGATTACAAGAGAGTGACAGAGTTTATTTCAAGGGCTGTGTACAATGGTTGAACTCAGCTATGGAACAGCTAACTTTTGAAAGCGATGAAAAACGAAAGTAACCTAATCGTAGCCTTTACTGGTGCAAGAGGCGTAGGCAAGACAGTAGTGGCTAATGAGCTAGTTAAGTCTGGCTATAACGACTACGCTATAGAAAGCTTTGCTACACCAATTAAAGATATGCTTAAAGCTATGGGACTTACAGAACACTTTGTAAATGACCCAGAGGGAAAGCAAGAGCCAATACCTTGGCTAGATGGCGTATCTGGTAGGGAGCTTATGCAGACCCTTGGCACTAGCTGGGGTCGTGAAACTGTACTAGACGATATATGGCTAAGGGCTATGAACCAGCGACTAATAAAGTACATAAGCACCGATAAAATTATTCTAATTGATGACTTACGATTTGATAATGAGGCTAAGTTTATACAAAGCCAAGGTGGCTACATTATTTCACTTACCAGAGATGGTATTAATTACACTAACGAACACAAAACCGAAACACCTATAAGCTCAGAATATTTATCATTTAATGATAGTATTGATGTTGGCGACATAAAGCGAGCCAGCGAGATTATAGAAACACTTATAAACTAATGCAAAAAACTAAATTACACTATGCTCTATCTAATGCAAAGGTAGGGCTTTATATATTCCCACTTATTCCGAACTCTAAGAAGCCACTAACTGCTAATGGTTTTAAAGATGCTACAACTGATTTAAAAACTATTACTGAGTGGTGGACTAAAAACCCAGATGCTAATATTGGCATCTCTTTAGACATCTCTAATATCTGCGTTATTGATGTAGATATACACGGAGATGTAAACGGATTTGAAAGCATACACGAGCTAGGCGATTTGCCTTTGACTGCGACTAGTCGTACTGGCTCTGGTGGCTGTCACTATGTTTACAGCACCGATGGAAACCCACCACCTAGAAAAACTAACCTAGTAAAGGGTATAGACTTGCTGTCTAATGGCTACATAGTAGCCCCCAACAGCGTTGTAGATGGCAAGCAGTACCAATGGGAGACAGCTGGGCTAAAACCAGTACCACTACCAGAACATATACGAGAACTAGCTAGCCCTAAGGTTGTAGTAAATACTACAGCTGGAACGCTACCCAAATCGTTCAGCGTAAATAGTAACATCGTAGAGCGAGCTAGAAACTATATTAGTCAAATGCCAGAAGCTGTGCAAGGTATGGGTGGTCACAGTACGCTATTTAAAACTGCGTCTGTACTTGTTAAAGGTTTCGCCTTACCAGAGGCAGAGGCTTGTAGTATTTTATGGAGTGATTTTAACCCTAGATGCACCCCACCTTGGGACAGAAACAACCCTAGAGATGTTAGAGATTTTGAGCGTAAAGTATCAGAGGCTGGCACTAGCTCTAATATGCCATTAGGTTATTTAGTAAATGACCAGTACAGCCAATCTGTAGAGCTTACAGCTGAAGCCCAAAAGATGTTAGACGACTTTACCGAAAAGGTCTTTAACAAAAATAAGCAAAAGATTGAAAGTACAGAAACTTTATCTAGCTGGGAGGAACTAACCGAAAACATTTTAGAACTGGAGTGGTTAGAGTCAGAGCGTAAGATAGCTAAACCTACTATTGGCGAGTACGACACGGATAAGTATTTATTTTATCGTGGCGAGATGAACGAGATACACGGACAAGCTGGCATCTCTAAGAGCTGGATAGCTTTGACTATATGTATGCAAGAGCTAAGACGAGGCAACAGCGTGCTTTATTTAGACCCAGAATCTAGTAAAAACAATATTACTAAACGCTTAGAGTACCTAGAAGCACCAATAGGTGAGCTAAAGGTAATAGCTAAGGACTCTGGTGCTAAGTTTCTTTATCGTTCAGATATGTTCGATGCTAGAGATAAGGATAATAAAGAGATTAAGATTCTACAAGCTGGCGTACAAGACCCTAAATTTTCTATGGTCGTGATTGATGGTATAGCTAATTATATGGCTAATGCTGGATACGATGAAAACGATAATATGGGAGCTTTGCAGATTATTAACGATTTATGTAAGCCATTCGCTATGGCTGGTAAGTGCGTGCTGATAATTGACCACACCAGTAAGAACACAGATGGTACTAGAGGTGCTAGAGGTGCTAGTAGTAAAAGAGGTGCTTACAAGGGTGCTAGTTATCTTATTGACCCAACAGTACCTTTCAGTCGTGAAAACTCTGGTTACTCCACTCTTATTCTGGATAAAGATAACGAGGGTGGCGTAGGCTATGTCGGTCAGAAAGTTGCTAAGTTTAACGCTGAGGTTAAGAACTGCACGATGGGCAACAAGCATACAGAATTTAGTATAGGGCTTTACGATAAAGAGGTAGAGCAAGCACTAAAGAAAAACGCAGACGCTCAGTCAATCTTGGAGCTAATCTCACTAGGTAAACAAAACGCTGTGACTAAAGATACAGTAGTAGAAAAGTCCAGCTGGGGTAAGCGTAAGACTGACGACTTACTAAAGGTTTTAGAGGACTCTGGTGCTGTTATATCGTTCCAAGATAAGCCAAATGGTAAAAAGTTTTATTATCGCAGTTTGATGTGATTATGTAATATCATAAAGTGTTGTTGTTTAAGGGGTTATGCGTTTTGTATAGCCCCTTTTTTTGTTTCTGTGCATAGCCGTGCATAGCTGTGCATAGCCAAAATGTAGGGCGTGCATAGCCAGATATTACAAGTATTACCTAAGTACTTAATATACAATGACTTACATAATATTTATGCTGTACTTTCGCTATGCACGACAACCTTGCTATGCGTGCATACCAAAAGCTATTGATAATCAACGACTTAGGTGTACTTTTATAGGGGTGCATAGCCCCTAGTAACTATATATATTTGCATAGCCAGCCAGATACTACCTTATATTATAGCCTAAAGGGCTATATATATTAGATAGGTAATTTATCCAGAACCTATGAAGTGGCAAATTTTTTAAAGGGTAGTTTATGTATATATATGTATGTATGGCGTGCAACCTTAGACCACCCCCACCCAGCTACTATAAATTATTTTACTTTTTTTTCATTTGGCACTTGACCCTAGAGTACAAATCACTAGATTTTCATTATAACTTAATTATTAACACTATGAATATCGAACCACTAAAACAAAAAATGCGTAAGCAATATCGTGACGAGGTTGTAACACCACGCAAAAGAATTATGGAGGAGTACAATATGGAAGTCAGACTAATGAGCGACCCATACGCTCACACTAAGCTACTTAAATCTGACTCAGAGTACGCAAGCAAATTGAACGCTTACAAGTTATCAGTAACATACTCTGAGAAAGTAGAAAACTCACCCTTTGTTTTATTCTACGATGGCTTCAATAATTCTTTTAGAGTAGAACACGATGACGAGACTAGAGCTACACTTGCTGAAGTCGCAAAATTTTAACACTAACATTAACCACAAATTATTATTACTATGGCACACAAAATTAAAAGATACACCTCAGACAATGGCACTAAGTATGAGCTTAAAAATCATACGCTAAGAGTTACTGGCAAATACGGCTACAAGGTTGGAGATGGTTACTCATACCCAGACGACATAGCACATTATGTCCACGAACACGAAGAAGAGCTAAGAATACTCAAATGGGAAGTTGAATGCGAAATGAAAGGCGAGTACGATAAGGTAGTATCAGCTGAAGCAGAATATTTTAAAAGAAACTTTTAGTACAAGTAATAATAAAGTTAATACCACAAAGCCCTAGACTAACCCTCTGGGGCTTTTTAGTGTAACCAGTTTGACTAATCCTAATCTAACCCTATAAGAAAATTATGAGTTACTTTGATAGAGCTAAGTTAAAAAAAGATTCTGTAGCTTTAGACGATTTAGATAAGGCTATTATAGGTATCAAAAATGGTTACCTAGTTTATTCATACGACAGAATGGTAAGGCACTTTATGAACAAAGGGCTAAGCCATATAGAGGCAATCAGCTGGGTTGACCATAACATAGTTGGCTTGGATTGTATGGGTACTTTTATAATTGATAAGACTGAACCAGAAGTATGAGCGAATCTGTTTTAATTACCCTACCGATTCCTAGCCCAAAGCTCTCTAGGAATTATACGCCCATCAGTAAGCAAGGTATAGGTATGGTGCGTAACTTAATCAAAAGACATAAGATACTGGCGATTGATGAAATAGATAAGCTGAACATTTACACTAAGCCTTGGGAGAAAGTAGAAGCCCAAGAGACTTACTATTTTAAAACTAATCGTAGGCGTGACATCAGAAACGCTGAGGCACTCTGTAAGGCGTACTACGATGGCTTTGTAGAGGCTGGGCTTATGGCTGATGATAACCACAATATACTAACGCATCTACCGACTAAGCTCGATGTAGATAAGGATAACCCAAGGGTAGAGATTGTGCTTACTAGGATTTTATGAAAACCACACGACTAATATTTAAAAGAATAAAACAAAATGAAAACATACCAGCTATTAGAAAATACAGACATCGCAGTAAATGACGATGTAGTAGATAAGCTAGAGCCAGTAGTAGAACATACCAGAGAGCTGGCAGTAGTGATGGCTCGTCTAATGGTGTTTCTAATATCTGGTGGTACAGCTTCCAGTATTGGTGCTAGAACTATGGTGCTAGCCCAAGCTCTTAACCTAGACTTAGGTAACAATATTAAATCCTTTGAGGATATTGCTAAGGCATCTGGTCTTACTCGCTCAGCTGTATCAGCTGTAGCTAATGAGTTACGAGATACCTTTGGCTTGCAATCCTATAACAATCGCCCAGAATCTAACAGAGATAATTGCAGAAAGGCACAACTATGAACGAGCTAAGCATACTAACAACAATAGAAAACAATATAAAGGCATTAGATGTTGAGGCACTACAGCGAGCCAACACAGCTAAGCAGAACATTAGTGAAGCGTGCAAGGTTGGCGTACAGATAGGGCAACTACTTAAAGAAGCTCAGAGCCATACTGGTCGTAATAACTACAAGAGCTGGTTAGTCCAGAACTTTGGTGAGGACTTTACTAAGAGAGCTGTTAAGTATCGCAGAGTAGCTGACGACCCCAAGCAAATGGCACTAGCATTAGGTGTAGTGTCACCAGCTGAACGAGCTAGAGGTGGGGGCAGTCAGAATATAAAAGCTAAGCCAGCTAGTCATTTAGTCTATACTAACAAGCTTTCAGCGTACCTAAGGAATACTAATAATCTATCTGAGGTAGATGCTGTAGCCTTAAAACCGATTGTAAGCGACTTGAAGAGGTTAGGGCTATGTTAGGCTTACCTATGGGTGGGGGGGCTTCTAGGGCTATTGTAGCTCGTTTATGGGCAAATCTAGCAATAGTTAGGGGGTATGTCAGCAATAAGGAATCTATTAGCACTATGAGCCTCGTGGGTTCATCGCCTTGCCACATTTTTTTATGCGAAGTAGGAATCTCAAATAAGGTGTCAAGTTGACACTAAGCCCAAGGTATGGATAATCGTGAGAAGCACGCTAACAAGTTTGGAGTAAGCACTAGAACCATCTCTAGGTGGCTAGCCGACAACGCACCCATAGATGATGACGAGGGAATGATAAGGTGGTTTTCTGGGCGACCAAACCTACCGACAAGTGTAAGACAATGGCTGACTAAAGTGACAGCTGAGAAAGCTATACTCGATAGCCCAGTACTACAAGATAACAAGACTCTGGAGGAACGCAGAGAGGAACTAGACAAGTTACTAGATGAGGCGTTGCGTACTCATAATGTAGCTGAGGCAAAAATACTAACTGAGCTACTGGTAAAGATTGATGAAAGTTTAAGACGCTCAGAGGCTCACGCCAAAAAGCTAGGGCTGGATAATGGTGAGACCATAACTAGAGAGAAGTGCGAGCAGATACTAGAATATGTATTCTACTCTGGTAATGCTTGTATTGATTCTAACTTGCAACAGATATGCGATAAGCTGGCAGATATGGAATCAGCCCAAGATATATACCACTTTCTAAAACCAGTTTTGACTGGTGGGCATTTGTTTAGTGGCATCGACAAGATGGCAAAGGTTAAAACAGCAATCGCTATACCACCATTTGTTGTCGATGTCGCTAAACTTTCTTCTAAGGAGTACCTAGAAAATCCAGAACTGATATGGGACTCTTAGACTTACAGACTAAAGATATTGTTAGCTGGTGCGAGGAAAACATAAATTTAGATTATGGCTTGTACCAGAGGGACAGACACCCACTAATGACTGAGCCACTAAGGGCGTGTGCAAAAATGCGTGGTGGTATGGTTGGTCTGATAGGGTCAGTACAATGCGTCAAAACTTTAACAGCTCAGCTATGGCATTTGTACTCTATGAAACATACGCCAAGTCGGTCAGCTCACTATGACTTAACAGCTGAAACCTTGAACGAGTTTAGTGCAGATAAATTTACACCTTTGCTAATGGGGTGCGATTCGGTTATGCGAACTATACCAGAAACTAGGTACGCTATCCAGACGCATTATATGAAACCAGTCTATGGGTCTATTCGGTTGCTCTCAGCAAATGTACTGAGTAACCGAAATAGTAAGACCCTAGAGCGAGTTAGTTTAGACGAGGCTTGGGCGTATGAGGCTGGTTACATTGGTCAGATATTAGACCGACTAACCAGCTATGGTTGGAGCAAGCAAGTTTTTCTACCTAGCTCTGGTGCAACAAAGGGTAGTGACTTAGATAAGTTATGGGATAGGTCGTCACAGAAGCTATGGCATATACCTTGTGATAGCTGTGGCGAATATCAGCCACTCGTGTGGACTCACGAGAAAGATGAAGCTGGAAACATTCCAAAGGGTGGTATAAGATTCGATACAAGCGACAATGTAAAGTTGCCAGATGGTAGCTGGAACTATCCAGAGCTTAAAAAGACTATTAGGTATGAATGTAGTAAGTGTGGTCATTTACATAAGTATAGCACGAGTAGCCAACACGCCAGAAACTTAAAGGGTAAGTACATTAGTATGAACCCAAATGGTGAGGCACGACTAGACTTTTATAACTACAATGCGTTGGCTCACTTTAGCTGGGAGGATTTGGTCGAGCAGTTTGTAGATGCTACTGATGCTAAGAATCGTGGTGACTTGGATTTACTAGAGAATTTTGTGCGTAAGCGTTTAGCATCGCCTTGGGATACTGGCAAATATATCAGCCAATCAGATGCACCAAAAGCATCTGGTGGCTATGAGCTTGGCGACCCTTGGGAGAAAGCTAAGTATTATTTCTGTACTATTGATACGCAAAAAGACCATTGGTATTATATTATTAGGGCGTGGTCAGACGATGTAGAGAGCAGACTTATAGAGCGTGGTAAGGTGGTTAATGATAACCAGATAGTAGATGCGTGCAAGCGATGGAATATACCACAAGGTGGGCTAGACCCAGAGATAGGGTGCAGAGTTTTTATTGATGGTAACTATAATACAAGTGAAGTAGCTAGGCTGTGTGCTAAGAATGGCTGGACGATGTTACGAGGTGATAACAGTAAGCCATACCGACACGATGATGGCGTACACAGAATCTATAGTAAGCAACAATTTGTAGATGCCTTTGAGGGTACTGGTAGTGCTGGTAGTAATTATGCTGGTCAGTTTTGGTTTAGTAATAACGAGGCTATGCTTAGGCTCTCTACTATTCGTGGCATTACAGAACCAGCTAAGCTCTGGACTTATGCAGATAATGCTGGCGAGGATTACGAGAAGCAAATAAATGCTTGGGTACGAATAGCTAAAAAGAAAGCCAAGGACAACAGCACCTACTACGACTTTGTACAGAGGTATAGGCACGACCACTATGGGGACTGCGAAAAGATGCAGATAGTAGTGGCGAATATGGCTGGGTTAGTTGGTCAGCAAGGGGCATAAAAAAAGCCCCATCGCTGGGGCTTTGAAAGTTTAGTTTTTATTAAGCTATTTTATATAAGGCTTTCTCGATTTTTTTAGCTTCTATAATTTGTGCTTTGTTTTGTGCTAATTCCATTCTAAGTTTTTCTTCTCTCTGCATTAGGCTGAGTATTTTTTGGTTAGCGTTTTCAAGTTGAATTTGTAAGTGTGTCATATTTTTTTTTGTGTTAATAATTTAAGTTAATATAACTAAAAAAATAGATTAGTACCCAAGAGTCAATGGCTAAATGAAAAAAAATAAAAAATAAATATACTTGACCTATTTTAGTCTATGGCTAGTTTTGGTGTAAATTATTATTACATTATGACTACAGTAAATATAACAGAAATTAAAAAGGGCGTAGAGTTTAAGGTAGATGTTCACACAAGGCATAGCAGTAAACAGATGCGTTTGGTTAAATTAAAAGACTCTAGGTATAAGCTATGTAGATACATACCAGCTTACTTTGATTCTTACGAGGACGCAATAGACTACATTAAGTTTTATAATTGTGGTATATTTGAAAATAAAGATAACATTACTTTTACTTACTTAAACCAATAACACTATGGCTAAACATATATCAGAAATACTGGACGAGATTCTTGTAAACCTACCTAAACCTACTGAGGAAAAGAATTTTTTTACAAAACCTTAATGCAACCCCAGAGCACGACACTCAATTCACGACATAGATGTCGTATATTAGGGGGGTCAAAAGGG